CCTCTCCAAAGAGATTTTATCAGACGGTTAAGGTGCCACTATGTCTAGTAACACAAGGGGTCATCGACCAACGGTTACTTCAGACCAGAAGAGGTTGGACCAAAGAGAGAAAGATATCGAGACGGAGCGTCTCCGATATATTTCACTCCAAAGGTTCCAATTTCCTCTACCCGATCAGATGCATACATATATTGTTGTAAGTCATCTGGTCCTCCAGGGAGATAGGATGAAAATCCAATTGCTCCGTAGTAGGAAGGGTCAAAGTCTGCAGTCAACTGTTCGAGAACTTGTAACGGACTATCCACTAGATTTCTAGATGGTATAGTCTCATTAGCAAGTTTAGCCCGAAGACGGCGTACAAGAGCTGTTTGCTCTTTGTATCTGTCGATTCGGTCTACGATATCCATAAGTTCACTGACACTGTGGTCCGGTTTACCTTTGTCGAACGCTTGTTCGATCTCCATGTGCATTACTGTCAATTTGTCACAAAAGTGGACAAAGAGATAGCAAAACAAATGGTGGATAAAGCTCTCATGTTGAGTCATGTACTGCAGGGACTTCTTATTAAGTGAAAACACACCTTTGTGATCTAAGATCTGAAGTTGTGTCTCATTAGAAGTCCCAAGCAACATGCTGGGTGACGTCAAGATTTCCCTAGACAGGATGATTGCGTCCTTATGTGGAGATAGAGGAAAAATATTTTTCGAACTATCCCCCGCAAGGAACAAGTGAATTGTAGACTTTAAAGAAAGTTTCAATTCCCATTCATCTGCCTTCCATCCCCTTCGTTTCCGAAGTGGATTAGGTACGTCTATTTTTTCCCCGGTTTTTACAATCGCTGATATGGCCTGTGTAATTGTAGTGATGTTACTCTTCTCAAGAAGAGTCGCATATACATTAAACATCCCAGCAGTTTTCTGCATGATACTATACAGGAAGTCGAAATACTCCATCTTTCCAGCTCTAGAGAACATAGTTCCTAAAGCTAGAAAGAAAGTATTTGGAGATCCTGCAGTGTATCGCGATTGTCGGGCAAAACTCATGAGCCATCTGATTACGTTAGTGTGGACGATTCCCTTTCTAATTAAAGAATAGGCAATCCCCGCACGTCCCATAACAGACGGCTGTGCCATAAACATGGCCCATGAGACGGCAGCAACATGGTGCCCCTTATGTCCAGTAACCTTAGCAAACTCGAAGGTTGCATTTGTTGCAATAACGCTCTTAGAGAGGTTAATTGGTACCCCAAGAAGATCCATTAATAATAGATATTCCTGGGCGACATCATCTTCAAAGAAGACAATGTCATCTCCCAATACTTCATAACCAGTATACCATTTCGATGGTAGGTTAAAAGTTTGTAGGTCTACCGGACTAACTATCCAGTAGGGACCATTAAGGGCTCCTGCCTTATTAGCAGCTCTAACAGCTGCCAACTGAGCGATGTAGTGGTGAGTAACCGCTAGCATTGCCCAGGAAGATAAGGCACCCATAGGCTGTCCAACTTCATAGTGGAGAGAATCCTCAACATCAAAGTCTTTCGAATTGATGTGATAATATCTATCTACTAGAAGTTTCGCCCAAATTTCCCCGAATCCGGGAATCACCTTATCAATGATTTCCCGTTGAAGGAGGATTGGTAATCTATCAGTTGCGGCCGAAAGGTCATAACCGAAAGATTTACCAGACTGGGTACTCTTCACAAGGCATCTTCTAACAGATGCTTCTTGATCGAAAGTACCATCGTTGGGTAACGTGCGTAGGAAAGCGAAGAGCATTTTATGCAACGGTGAAAGTGCAGACTGAGTCCACACATCCACCATAGCAAATACTCTCACTTTTCCAGCGGCTTCTCTCTTTGTTGATAATTTACCAATCTGTGTTGAAACCAGATCGAGTGTTGACTCGTTTCTAGTTCGAACAAGATTGAAGTAAATATACTTAACAAAGTTGGCTAATCCCGGATTCCAGGATTTAGTCAAGAAGTCAGTTAACAACGGTAGATGACCGTGGTCGGCGAGCGACACGGTATCTCAGATGAATCCTGCCCAAGAGACACGACTTGTGGCAGACGCGCTCTCGAGGAACAAGAGCTCAGACTTACCAAAGAATTTGCTAATGTCAAACATAGACGGATTAATTAAATCTTTAATTTCTCCCGCTACGGACATTACATCTTCATAAGTAGCAGTCATAGGATCCGTGATTGTACTCAATTTCAGTGTACCGGGGATATATATCACCCGATAGACAGAAAAGAGTGTCAACCACCATCTTATAACTGGAGCTGCAGCGTTGTTTAGCATCAATCTTCTATCTCGAACTGGGATAAAAGTTGGTAAACCGCATGTAGCTAGTCTGGGAAACGCTAAGGATGGGTCCAATTGGTTCAGAGAACTAACTGGAGTGCCAGCAATGGCCTTTTGGATCGCTAGTTGTGATACCTTTAGGTATTTAACAACATAAGTTGATCCATGGTTTCTATTAAGGTTCTGAATATGAACCAGAAACGCAGAAAGTTGTCTTAGTCTTGAAGAGTATTTCCCTTTTGCAGGAAAGCAGGCTCCGAATAAACGGAAACCTAGCTTACTGAAAAGAGCTGAAATCGGAGGATACTTAACCTTTGACCAAACTAATTTATTAGTTTTGTCCCGGAGTTTCTCCTTCAAATTCAAGGTAACCAAAGTCCCTTCCTTTTGTATTACTTTAAAAAAGCCATCCATAATTTTCTTTGAATAAGAAAACTTATTCTCAGATTTGGCTTCTCTTGACATAGATTTTCTAGACCGACCCAAAGTTGAATAACTTCGGGAAGGGGCCTTGGCCCCTTGGTTTTTATTGGTTTTAGAAACCGGTTTCACAACCGGAATTACATCTACAGGAGCAGAAACCACTGCTCCCTCCTCAGCAAGTCTTTGAATAGACTTCATCAGAAATCTGATGTGGGGAAGAGATCTCTTTAGTACGAGACTCACTTTCACGACGATTAGGAGGGTCAAAAGACCCAAATAAGCGTTGATAGGTAAGCTAACTAACAGGATTAGAACATGTTCAAATCCTAGATAGTGTACCAATGAGAGGATCCCGGAAACGAAGATCAAAGTAATTATCATTGTTAAAAAAAGTCATCTATCCAGCCATCTTACCATGCCGAGAAATCGGGTTAGGTAAAGGGTATGTGATAGGAATTATGCACAGCAATGAGTGGTTCAAGTCCCCTGTTACTTTCAGAAGCCACGTGAACTCAGAGCCTCCAGTGTTCAAAAATTGGTTCCCTTAGCGGATCCAAGCACTCAGGCTTGCCGGACTAATTAGTCTTAAAAGGGTTTACGTATTCTAGTAAAGGAGGATGAGAGCAGAGGTGACCGATTACGGTAACTCTCTCTAAACCTATAAGCTCATTTGCTATGGCTCAGTGATATTTCTATATGAGTCTTTGCGACAATATAGAGCGTCTTGTTCCAGTGTACTAACTAAATTTGGGAGGAAAGATATCCTTCACAGGGACTTACTATGGTAGGTAAGTTGGCTTTCGGCCATATCAATCCAAACAAGATCTAGAGTTCCACGGAAACAGTGTCACAATATATTGACAGGTTTCTTAAAGAATTTTAGGTTGGTTCTTTTTCCTTCGTCCGTGTGAAAACGGCAGGAAGGTTAAAAGACCCTCAATTCCCCACAGTTAGTGATCTTTGTATCACTAGCTACTGCGGTAACATGAGTTGTCCCTAATTACACAAACTTCTAGCCTAGGGAAGCCATCGTAAAAGATGGTCCTAGCAGAATGTGTAACTTTGCTAAGAGGTAAAACTCTTACCAGAGTGAACAGTCACCGACTGTTCAAAACCGGTCTGAGGGGTGTGCTACACCCCAGGATCCCGGCGAGTGCGTGAATATAGATGTCAAAGTCTAGATTCATCCGCT